GATAAACTTCATCTTCAAATCGGTATGATAAGCTGGGATCAATTCCAGTCAAGCTCCAGTCAACAGCGTTTACAGGAATTAGGTTTCCCAGTTCGTTATCAGTCTGTGGATAGAACAGATAAGGCATATCTCTACTTTGTAGAGAATCTATATCTTAATTGTGTATCCTTTAATTCACAATTTGCAGATGATATTCAGCATGAACTTTTTAATCTAATACATGATAGAAAAAAAGGGAAAGTAGATCATCCGAGTGATACTAAACATGGTGGGATGAAAGATAGAATGGATGCAGTTGTAGGGGCGATGTATAATGCCTTTGAATGCAAACCACAGGAAGTTAATTATAATGATACTTATGCTTTATCATATTTAAATTCAGATAATGATGCTCCATTTACGGAAGAATCATCATGGTTGTTTGATCAAGATTCTAGAGCAGAACAAATAAAAGAGATAATAGATCAGGAATATAAAAACATGATGAAGAATAGATTGTAAGATTACTCTTTATCAACTTTATGTATCTATGAAGTTGAGGAGGCTATTATGGTAAAATTAAGAAGATTCTATGAAGCAAAGCAGGTAGGAGATATCTATCATTTTTGTACTCTACAAGTAGCAGTCAATTATATCATTCCTAATGATACTTTAACACCTTCTGGTAAATGGACAAACTCTTTGATAGGTTCTTCAGATGTTTTGTCTTTCACTAGGGATAAAAGATTTATAGTAGATCTTCTTAGTAATGAGAAAATCCTTGTTAGATTTGATGTAGATGGTAACAAGCTCTCTGAGAATCATAAGATTTTCCCTTATAATGATATAGATACATTAGTATATGGAGATGAGTTAGAAAAAGAGGAAGTGGTCGTTGGTAAAATAACGAACTTTTCTAAATACATAAAGTCAATCTCAATTATTTTAAACAAACCACTTAATTCTACGGATATTCTTTTTCAGAAAAATTATTTAAAATCTGCATTAAATAGTATAATAGCTTATGCAGAAGATCATTCTATTCCACTGGAAATAGACGCAGAATTAAAAAAGAATATTTTAGATTAACGAAAATTAACGGGTATTGAAACATGGAAAAAGAAATAGCGATAGGAAATACAGTAGAGAGATTACAAGAACAGTATGCTTGCTTTAATCCTTCTACCTATCTTCAACACCTTCCATTTAATAAAAGGGAAAAGGAGAAAAAAGTAATAGCAAATATTACTGCTGTAGATACGAAACTTAGAAATAAACTTGTTACCTTGTATAGGGATCTCCTTTGTTTCAGAAACGGGAATATAGTATTAGATATTCAGGATATACTTTCAATATTACAAAATGATTACAAGTCCCTTATAGTCTCTCTACAATCTAAAGAAACAGAGTATACCAAAGTCTTATTTAGTGATTGGAAATTAGAGTGGATGCTAAATTACATAAAAGGTTCCACTATATTAGAAGATCTAGATTTCTTTGAGAAATATAGACTTGATATAGATGAAGAAATAGAGAACAAAGTAAAAGATATGAGATTGGAATATTTCACAGAAGAAGAGCTGATGCAGATATTTGGAGATGAATACTTTGTATAGTGCTAAATAAATTTACTACCAAAACAGAATAAAGAGGTTACGGACTGTCTATCTAAAATAGAGGTCTGTAATCTTTTGTTTTATTTGGAGGTTTTATGTCTTTCCCATATACACTTGATTTAAGTTTCGGTAGTGAGCAATCTTCTGTTGATTCACAACTTGTATTTGCAAAAGATAAAGAAATAAAGAAGTATGCTCAGGTTTCTTTTGTTAATACGGAGTATCCACAGTTTGATGTTGTTCTGCCTGAACCTGCGTTTGTTTTAAAAGGCAGTGTTTACGAGTTGCCGTCGGTGTCAGGATCTTTTGACGACGGCACATTTAAGTACACGCCAACTGCATGGAGTATTGGTACCTTCGGCGAAAGCGTTGTTGTTGATACTGATATCGTCGTTGAGCTTGTATGGAACAAGGAACCTTTAAAGTATGTGGGATATCCAACGTCCGCAGGAAAAACGCCATTCGATTTGGCAGTTCCAGCTTCCGCTTCTTATTTACGCGATGAAGACGGTAATCTTATGCCACTCGCTAGCGACAAGAAAATTCTTTCTTACAAAGCATTTAGAATTAATGGCATGGATGTTTACGGCTTTAGAAGACTAATCGCTTCAAATGGTTATATTGTAATTGAATATGATCCAAGTTACACTGAAGTTACACTTAACCGCATTGAATATGAATTGGGTGATGTCTAAGAAATAGTCTAAAAATAGTCTAAAAATAGTCTAAGAATAATCTAACAATAATCGTGATAGTTGGCCTTGGTTTAATGAGATAAATGGTAAAGTTACTTGGGGACACTTAGAAGATTTTGAAGCTAATCCAGATTTAGCTGATCCGTTACCAGAAGGATTTTTAGATTCTTTATCAAGTGCTTATTATGTAATGCCTCAGACTTATGGAGAGACAATGACTTTAAATATATATTCTAGTATGCAATATGGAAATGGGTCTTGGTATTTCGTAAATACTAATTTAAATCTTGTTAATGGTAGATTGTTGTTTAAGCAATATCAGGATGAAACAGATACAATAATCTTTACTGCCAAAGTAGTATTCAATGATCCTTCACAAGAAACTGATTCATATCAGTTGCCTTGGAGAAATGATAAATAATTAAACTCTCCATATCATAAATTATCTAAAATAAGGGTTTATGATATGGAGGTTACTATGGCTAGTAAAATAAATATCTGTATTGATCCCGGTCATGGTGGGAATCAGCCCGGGGCAGTATCTTCTAAGTATGGTTATAAAGAGAAGGACATCGCATTAGATATATCCCATCGTGTTCGTGATTACCTTCTTTATGCTACCAAAGATGGTGATAAAGTAATCTTGAATGATCACTGTCCTTCTGATCATAAACCTTTAGTAGATGTTATTATGACTAGAGAAATAGATAAAGATGTATCTTTGTCTGATAGATGTAAAATAGCTAATAATGCAAAGTCTAGATTCTTTATTTCTATTCATTGTAACTCCTGTAATAGTGAAGATCCTAATGGAATAGAAACATGGTGTTATGAATCAAAGAATCCTGAACCTAAGATGCTTGCTACTAATATTCAAACTTCTCTGATGAATATGGTAAAACCTTATCATTTGAATATTAAAGGAAAAGATCAGGAAATAAAATCACGTGGTGTAAAACAGACTACAGTATATTACACATTGCGTCATACAACAATGCCTAGCATAGTGATAGAATGTGGTTTTATGTCAAATCCTCAAGAAGTTTCTTTGATGTATAATTCAGAGGATTATAGGATAGCTTTATCAAAAGGTATAGCGGAAGGAATCCTTAAATCATTATGAGGTTTTAAATGTTAAAATTAAAGAGAGTATTAGAGGGAGATAATAATACCATTTCTTTTTCTTATAAAGAAGAAGAGAAAACTACGGGACAATATAAGGAAGTATGGTCAGAGGATTTAGAAGATTATTATGATTCAGATCAATATTGTAAACGAATTGTTATTACTGTCCATAAAGATGGAAGTAGAGTAGGAGATTCTATAATAGAGTATTGGTATTATAAAGATGAAGAAGATAATCCCGTTATAGAAGATGATAATGATGAAGCCTATCTTGAGAGAATAGATGTGGATAAGATTTATAGAGGTCAAGGAATAGGAACACAGCTATTAAAGAAATCAATAGAAAAGGCGGCTTCTTTAGGATTAAGATCTTCCGTAGTCTTAGCACCAGATAATTTAAGAGCAAAGAATTGGTATGAAAGTATAGGCACACAGATTTATGAAGATGCGTGGTCTTCTTTGGATCAAGGCTTTGGTGTTTATAGAATCAATTTGTGGAATTTAACCTAAACCTAATAGGTTACTTGTATTAAAGGCAAAGGATTGCGAAACTTAAAAATTATATTACAGATTTTGTTTATTATTGGATGTATAGCAATTTTAGCTTATGAATATCATCCTTATAAGCCAAAGAAAAAAGAAAGAAATCCAATAGCTGATCAAATACGGTATTATCAGATGCAAGATGCTAAAGAAGCACAGAAACCACCTAAAGATAAACGGTATATCCAAGCCAACTAATTATGCTTGTATTGCCTGTAGGAAATGTGAGCATTGTGTTGGCTGTTATAGATGTAAACATTGCTATAACTCTGTATCATTAACACATTCAATGGTTTGTGATAATATCAGGCACTCAGAATATTGTGTAAACTGTTATAACTCTCATTATCTAGTATCTTGTAGATACTGTTATCATTCAACAGTACTGGAGTTTTGTACAGCTTGCACTAAATTACATCACTCAATAGGTTGTTACCAGTGTAGCAACAGTGTGTTCCTAGTAAATCAGATGTGGGTCAGATAAAACCACATATCACATAAAAGGAGTAAACCTATGTTAAAGTTAAGAAGAATTACTGATGAAGCTACTACACGTCTTACTAAGAATGTAAAACAGGCTTTAGCAGATTATGAGAAAAATGCTGGTCCTTGTTACCAAGGTTCGAATAAATCAGATTTTATAGTAGCACCTAAATTAACTAAAGATCAGTTTAGGTCTATTCAGGATGCTTTTAATAATCAAGATATTTCTCTTTGCATGGATGTAGTGGATGAATTAAATTCTACACTTAAAGCTATTAATGTAAAGAGAGAAGCCGCTAATGAAGTAGAAAGACGTTTAGAAGATGCGTGGAAATCATTTCTACAGCAAGTTAAAAGTATAGCCCCCGCCGCAATGGGGTTGGATGATGATAGAGATTGGGTACCTGTGGACGAAGCCGCTGTTCCAGTATTCAATGGTGAGTTCTTCTATGATAGAAGCATAGAAGCTATGCAGAATTTAGTAGATTTCATTTTAGATAATCTTAGCTAATAGAGAAAAAGACTGAGTTATTTATCAAACACTTTAGGCCACCTTATCTTACATGTGGTCATAGGAGGTAAAGATGATAATACTCAGTCTTTTATGTCTGGGTTTTTTAATATATACAGCAATATGGGTAAATGGTTATGATGATGATTTGAAGTTTCCAATATTTTATTTTTGGATGCCTAAAACATGGTAGAAAACAAATCATAAACCATTTACCTAACAAACCCAGAAGAAATTAAAAATTCGCACCATTCTATATTGAAAGGAGAAATAAGTTATGCGTAAAACATTAGTGATTTTATTTGCCTTATGTGCTTTAACAGCCTGTAAGAATCAGTCAGTAAAGGTTGAGGAACCTGTAGAACCCGCTGAAACTAAACAAGATGCACAGAAAGTTGAAGGTAATAAAGCTGAAGATGCTCAAAAAGTAGACGTTAAAGCAGAAGAAAAGAAAGCTGATGAAGCTAAAACTGAAGGTGAGGTAAAGCCAGCAGAAGAAGCTAAGAAAGAGGAAGCTAAACCTGCGGAAGAACCTAAAGCTGAAGTAAAGGCTGATGAAGCTCCAAAAGCAGAAGAGAATAAATAATCTTAAATTATAGAGATTATTAAAGAGAAAAACCCTCCGGTATTTTATATTGGAGGGTTTTCTTTTATCAGATTTCCATATATGTTATTAGGGAGGAAAAACAACCCTATTGGATTAGAGAATGAAACCATAGTTCTTTGTAAGGTTAATCTCAATGATGAATCGAGAGAATGTAAAGATATGGAATTGTCCTTTAGTGTAAAAGAACTAGATCACGTGAATTTTGTAGATTCTACTTATAAAGTATTTTTTAATAGTGGGAAATGTGTTAGAAAATAAAAATAAAAGTAAAAAATGTTATAAAAAGTTAAACCAAACAGAGTATGTATCTAACATATAGTTCCCGGTAAGTCTTACGTCATGGGATTTACTGGTTATCCATTAACCATAGAATAAAGGAAAAGAAAATGACGAAAGCAGAGTTGATTGATAAGGTTCATGCGGCACTTGAAGCTAAGGTTGCTAAGAAAGCGGCTGAGAAAGCTGTTGATACAGTCTTTGAAGCTATCCGTGCAGAATTTCTTGCAGGCAAGGATGTAACTGTGGCTGGCTTTGGTTCATTCAAAGTTAAAACACGTGCAGCTAGAGAAGCTCGTAATCCCCGTACAGGAGAATCACTCCATGTCGATGAGCAGAAAACAATCACATTTAAACCAGTAGCTAAACTGAAAGAAGACCTTAATAAAAAATAATTAAAGTCTAAAATCAGACCCTTTCAAAAGGCTCTCTATCTTTTTATTCTGGATAGAGAGCCTTTTATTTTTGTTTCAGAATATCTAAGAAGTAGCTCTGTACCTTAGATGAGGTTTTATAATGGCTAAGAAATCAAAATTTAAAACATGGTTATCCCGCCTCTTTGGTTCTCAAGGACAATTACAAATCGTAGAAGATCCGAAAGATCCTAGAGATAATTATCTTAGAGAAGTTCTTGGAACAAAGAATACAACTTTTCTATCAGATTTACATACCTATGCGCAAACAAGAATAGGTGAGATAGAAGAGTATAAGGAAATGTTAAAGGATGGTGTTACACTTGCCGCAATTAATTTAATTGTGGAAGATGCAACACAGTTAGATCAGAATAATAATATGGTGGCTTGGGTTACATCTATAGATAATCCAGAATTTGCCAAATCCATGAATGACTTTTTAATTAACAATTTTCATGTAAATGATATTATATATTCTATAGCCTATAATGTAGTAGCTTATGGTGAGTGCTTTGTTAATACTCATTATGATGATATAGATGGATACTTAAAGTATTTCCATCTTGGTGATTACTTTATGATAGAAGATATAACAAAAGTAGCGCATCTTTTTAAATATGGTGTTCCTTTAGGATATGTACGAAGATTAAATGATAATGGAACTTACTCTTATGTAAAAGATCAGATTTTACCAGAGAAATCCTATATTCATTTTATAAATGATAAGGGAGAAAAAGAGATATTGGGTGAAGAAGAAGATGGTTTGTACATTGAGTATGGAACTTCTTTTTTAGAGGGAGCAAAATATTATTATAAACAGAGACAGCTTTTAGATGATTTAATTCTTCTGTCACGTTTAACCCGTTCTTCTAAATATAACCTATTTAAGGTAGAGGTTGGGCAAGCAACCTCACAAGATACAGCTAGAATGATTAGAGAAGTTAAGACGGCTATACAGCAACGTCAAGAAGTATCTGTGTCTAATCAGGTATTCTCTTCAAGAAATTCTCCTTTACTTTCTGGTGGTAATGTTTACTTTCCTGTAAGAAATGGGTTAGGTGGAGTAGAAGTACAGCAAGTAACAGATGATCCGAATGTTTCATCTCTTAAAGATATAGATTACTTTAATGGAAACTATTATTCTGCTTTGGGTGTACCACAATCTTTCTTAGGAAATACTGGAGAGTTACCGGCAGGTTTAGGGGATTCTACTCTTACACAATTAGATATTCGTTATGCTCGTATGGTTAAACGTGTACAACGTGTTTTAAAGAATGGAATACGAGACTTAATTATCTGGAAATGTCTTATAGAAGATATATTGCCTCCAGATTTTGAAGTGAATATGACTCATATCCTTACAGCAGAGGATGATAGAAGGTCTAAGATTATTTCAGACTCTACTCAGCGTATCAGAGATTTGTTTGATATGCTTCAGTTACTTGATCCTGAGATTTTACAGAAAGCTGATAAACAGAAACTTCTTTACTTCATATTTGATGCTCTTGGAAGAGACGCAGACACAATATCTATATTCGAGAATATTTATGCACCACAACCAGATGGTACAGAGGAACAATCAGAGAATACGGAAGCAGAAGGAGAAGAAACAGATTTATCAGATTTTTCAGAGGATCAATTTGAAACTGAGAGTGGATTAGCTGAAGGGGAAGATGAAGTAGAGCTTCCAGATAATTTTAGTTAAGGATTAGGTAGAATGACAAAACCATTATTTATTACGTCTGATACAGTTCTATTTAACTGTATAGCACAGGAATTAAAACTTAAACAAATTACCCCTTTATTATATGAAGGTAAGTGTAATAAAAGAGAGATGGCTTTATTGCAGGTGAAAAATTCAAAGATAGATTCTTCTATTTCTTTGGTACATCTTCTATCTAAAACGGAATACTCAAAATTAATAGTGATTAATCCTATTCAGTGCCCAGATATTAATATACCAATGGGACAGATAATAATTGCTGAGAATGTAACAGAGTGGGATAAGAGTATTGTAGAATCTAGAATTATTCCTTTACAGACTTTGGATTTTGAAACAAAAGTAGTAAAAGGAAAAGGGATGTCTGGGGATAGAGATTGCACAAATAAATCTACCCCAATACTTCAATCAAAACTTATTGATACTATCACTTTCCCAGTATCTAAGGTAGCTGAGTACTTTAATGTTCCAGTATTATCTATTGGTATAGTGGCAGATTATTGTACACTGAATTACAGAAAGCTGCTACAATCTAATATAAAGGAGCTTTCATCTAGGATGTTAGATTTCCTTAAATCTAATTTTTCTATTCTTCTAGGTAACTGATTATGTCGATAGATTTTATCAGAGACAGAGAATCACATATCACTATGACTCAGAGAATGGTTTACTCTGAGTGTTATAAACTGGTAGAAGATGAAAGCTCTTTAGCTGTAGGAGATAAATTAGCTTTACGTCTTACAGACGGTTCTTGGTACTTAGCTATTGTAACTAACACAGATCCTTTGGAGATGTGTCCATATAACCCACGTAAATACATAAAAGAATCTGATGTGTATAAAGGTTCGTTTAATCCACCAGATGATACCTCTGGTTTAGACTAGTTAAGGAGAAAAAACATGATTCGTAGAATTTCTAAGAATGAAGCTCGTCGTATTGCCCGTCGTTTTGAAGGCAAAGATTGTGAAGATTGCAAAGAAGCTCCAAAGAAAGAAGCTGAAGCTGAGAATGCTTGTGATGCTTTAGAAGTTGAAGCTCTTGTTGACCTTGCAGTTAAAGCTCTTAAAGATTTCGGCATTAATGAAATTGAGTATGAAGAAGGTGAAGAACCTGATGAGAATGAAGCAATCTGCGCCGATGAAGATGGTAATGAAGTTGGTGTAGAAGTTAATGATAAACAGATTAAGATTGATCTTGATGAAGAAGAAGATCTTATCATTAAATTAGACCAGCCAGTTGATGATGTTAAAGCTGAGATTAAAGCTGATCTTGACGAGAAATTAGCGGAGCAGGAAGAAGCCGAAGAATGCAATAAGAGATTTGAATCATGGAAGCGTGATCGCAAACTTCGTAAAGAAGGTAAACGTGTTCCTATGAATCGTCGTTAATCTAAAATTTGCTGACTAGGCAAACCCCAGCCCTGAATAGAATTTCCTATTCAGGGCTTTTTATTTCTGGATTATAGAATAAGGAATAACATTAGTATTATATAATAGCTCAATTTCGAGCTTTATATTTAAGAGGTAGTTTATGGCAAAAAAAAGAACACCAGAGGAAATACTAGCCGCAAAGAAAGCTGAAGAAGAAGCAAAATCAAAAAATCTAATAGACTCTATATATGGAGATTTATTAGATATGACTGAGAGTGAGGATCATTTCTTTCCTTCAGGATCTTTGATTATAGATAGTGTGCTTTCTAACGGTAAAGGCATCCCAATGGGAAAGTTCATTTCTGTAAATAGTGAATCAGGAACTGGGAAAACTACGTGCTGTCTTCATATAGCTAGGAATTGCTGTGCTAAAGGATACCGTTGTCTATATATTGATACAGAATGTGGGTTAAATAGATCACAGTTAGAATCTTTTTCTATGATACCTTTTGTAGAAAATAGAACTTTTATACCAAAGTATATTAGGACTTATAGAGAGTTAGATAGTCTATTATCATCAGTACAAAAAGATGAGAATTTAAAATTTATTTTTATAGACTCTTTAACAGATATAGTACCAGACCAATATATTGATAATAATATTGCTGATATAAATCAACCAGCATTAGAAGCAGTAATGCAATCTAGAATACTGAAAAAGTATAAACAGCCATTATCTCAAGCCGGAGTTACAGTTTTCTTTGTATTGCAGAATAGAACTAAGATTGCTATGAGTTATGGCCAACAAACTACAGTGCAAGCGGCAGGTGGTAAAGCAGTTGTATATCACATGGATATTACACTGGAATTAACAAAGAAAGAGCCAATAACAAAAACTGTAAAGGGACATGATAGACCTATTCCTTATGGAGCGGAATGTTTTATAAAGGCTAATAAAAATAGATATGCACCGCCAATGATACCTATGGTTCTACATGTTATTTTTGGTAAAGGAATTTCAAATACAGGGACTATATCCAGTGCTTTGATCTTAAATGGTAATGCAAAAGTTTCAGGAAGAAAATATACGATTGAATATCAGGGAGAAACCTATGAATTTTCAGGTAAACCAAAATTTGAAGAGTTTGTAAAAGAACATCTCGATTATTATAAAAATATAGTAGAAGAATGCGGTGGTATTAGGTTATTACCAGAATCAGAGTTACCAGCATCTATGAGAGAATCAGGTACAACACAAACAGAAGAAGATTCTATAGAAGAAGTAATGGTAGAAGATGAAGATGATGGAATAGAGGAGATTATAGATGAAGATAACTTAGATGCGGCAATGTCTAGAGATTAATATGAATTATTTAAGCCTCCTTTAAAGGAGGCTTTTCTTGTATCTATCTACAACAAGTGTTATTGTATTTAGGTGTAGATTATGAGAAAGCTAAAATGTGAACTAAAAGCTAGAGATTTGATTAATAAATCGGATCAGAAATCAAAGAGCAGATCCAGAAATCTCCGATCTCAGTTTGAAAAAACAGCAGATAACGAGGTTTATTTTTCTGTTTCTTCTCAATCAAATCCGGGAAAGAAACATATAGTAATTATATCAGCACCTAGTATAACAGAAGATCTTTCTTTAGATGAAATAAAGAAAGTAATTCAAGCAGAAGATATAAAAGTGGCTTGTAGCTGTGATGCTTTTCTTTATCAGGGTTATAGGTACTTAACTTATAAAGCTCAATCAGGTATTGATCCAGAAGGTCGTGTTCCAACAAAAAGGAATCCTAGACAACAAGGAATGTTATGCAAACATATACTATCTGTCTTAAAATACTTGGGTGTGCCATTTTAACAACTTCATTATTCTTTATATCTTCCTGTGC